ATGATTTGCGCTACGACATCAATGGCGATGGCGTTATTGATGAAAACGACTTTCCTGATTGGCGGAGTGCGGGACAATGAGCTTGGTTGAATTGCAAAAAAAGATTGGCGTAACGGCTGATGGTGCTTTTGGGCCGGGAACGCTCAAGGCCGCTGCTGCTTATTACAAGCTGAACCGCAATCGGGCGGCGCACTTTTTCGCACAGTGCGCTCACGAAAGCGGAAATTGGAGGGCAACCAGCGAAAACCTGAACTATGGCGCGAAGGGCCTCAGAGGCGTCTTCAGAAAATACTTTCCGACTGATGCGATGGCAAATGCCTACGCCCGCCAGCCCGCCAAGATCGCCAATCGGGTCTACGGGAACCGCATGGGTAATGGCCCCGAAAGCAGCGGCGATGGCTGGAAATTTCGCGGCCGCGGCTTCCTCCAACTCACTGGGCATGACAATTTCAAGGCGTTTTCGCAGTACATCAATCGCCCCGATATCATGGATAACCCAGACTTGGTTGCGGGCGAGCTTGCTATCGAAAGCGCGCTGTGGTTTTTTGACCGCAACAAGCTGTGGGGTATTTGCGACCTCGGCATCAATGATAATGCCATCTTGCGACTGACCAAGCGGATTAATGGTGGAACCCACGGCCTTGCTGACCGTGTTGCTAAAACCAAGAAATACGCAAGCTGGCTCTGATGTTCGGTATACCTTCCCCTTATGTGCTGGGCGGCTTGCTGCTCATTGGCTTCATCGGAGGCTACAAGGTGAAGGATTGGCAATGCGATGCGGCATATTCCAAGGTTCTGGAAAAGGCCGCAAAGCAGAAAGAACAGATGCAGGATGTGATTGACGCTAAGGCGCGAGAATATGAGGAAATCCGCGATGTGGCTGCGCAACGATCTATTGAGCGAACTGACACCATTCGCGAAATTTACAAGACTATCCCTGCCCCTCCTGCTGACTGTCCTACTCCTCCTGACGATGTTATCGGGGTGCTCATCGAAAGCATCCGTGATACAGACGCTCCCGAGGCCCCCCGCCAATCTGGCGCACCCGTGCAAGAGCCTGAATGAGCCGCCTATACCCCTTATAGACCCAGAGCGGGCTTTGTGGGAGAAAGGCATCATTGAAGCGTTTGGCGATTGTAAGATGAAGCACAGGTCGCTTGTTGAAGCGTGGCAGGAAGCCTTAGAGATTAACGCGAAATGAGGAGAGCACTGTGAGGCTCAAGGATACCACGGGCGCGTTTGCTGTTATTGCTGCCTAATCTCGCAAGGATGTCGTAAGCGTGGCCAATCAAGCGTTTCAAATAAATGCCTTTCAGGCCGACGCCTTTCAGGTCGGCATACAGACGCTCGTCCAGACGGTACGGTTCGACAACACGAACACGTTTTACGCAGCCACGCTCAACGCCACCTATGAGATTGCTCCGGCGCTATACGCCAACACGAACACGTTCTATGCCGCCACGCTGACGATCGGCACCGTAACGCTGCAGCCGGGCCTCTATACTAACACAAACACGTTTTACGCAGCCACGCTGACGGTCGGTACGGCAACGCTGTTGCCGTCACTCTACACTAACACGAACACGTTCTACGCGGCTGCGGTAGCCCCCGGCACGGTAACGCTGCTGCCGTCACTCTACACTAACACGAACGTCTTCTACGCCCCAGCGGTGCAGGCAACTAACACGCTGCTGCCTGACCTATTTACCAACACAAACACGTTCTACACGGCGCGAATTGCCAACGTCGTCGTTTTGCAACCTGACCGCCTTGACAACACGAACACTTTCTATGCGGCATCTCTGCAAGCGACTAACACGCTCCTGCCAGATCGTTTTGATAATACGAACACCTTCTACGCCGCTACGGTAGTCCCCGGCGTTGTAACTCTGCTCCCGAGCCTCTTCAACAACACCAATACCTTCTATGCGGCGCAGATCAATGCCAGCATAAATCTAGTTCAGACGGCCCGGTTTGATAACGCCAGCATATTCTATGCCGCCACGGTCTCTGGTGGCAGCCCAGTGCCGATCCCGTACCACCCGTGGTGCGCTCGCGATGCCATGGTGATTGAAGAACTCGCCCGGCAGAACATATCGATACCGCAGTTGGCGCGGCAAAATATGGTCATAACGCAACAGCCGCGAGGGCCTATGCCCAACCCCGGCTGTTAGTTTACACAAGCGCCGCCTTTTGATACATAACAGCGGCCAGAGATGCTCGCTCACGATAGCGAGCTGCTGCCTTCACCACGCGAGCAACATCTTATGGCCTACTCCGGCACGGTATCGCAGACGACATTCAACACGCGGCGCGTGATTGAGCACGCCGCGCGTCGGTGCAAGATGCCAGCGCAGGTGTTGAGCGCCGAACACATCGACATAGCCGATGACCTCCTGTATCTGCTGCTGTCTGATCTGGCCAATCAGGGCGCGCCGCTGTGGTGCATTCAGAAAAGCATCTATCCGCTCTACGAGGGCGTCAACTACATCACGACCTACGAAGGCACCGTAGACATCCTCAACTCCAACCTGCGTTGGCTGCAGGAGGTTAGCGGCACGGACACCGACACGGCGACCACGCGTATCACCGAGTTCACCAGCGCGACGGCTGTCGGTACGGTCGGTATCCTATGGTCGGCGACTGCCGTACCGGTTGAGTTCTCTCGCTCGGACGATGGCTTGACGTGGGAGATTATTCAGTCTGAAGTGCCCAGCGCATCGGCTGGGGAGTGGACTTGGTACGATCTAAACAGCGTCGTCTCGGCCACGTACTTCCGCGTGCGGGCCACCAGCGGCAGCCTCGGTTTCAGCCAGATATACCTCGGCAACACGCCGACGGAGATACCGCTCGCGAGGCTGAACCGGGACGACTACACGAACCTGCCAAACAAGCAGTTCACCAGCGACCGCCCCCTGCAATACTGGCTTGACCGTCAGAGCCTGTCGCCGGTCATGAACCTGTGGCCGGTGCCAAATGCTGCCGCAACAGTTATGCAGGTGGTCGTCTGGGCGCATCGGCACATCATGGATGTCGGCACCATGACGCAGGAGATCGAGGTACCGCAGCGCTGGTACGAGACGATCGTCGCCATGCTCGCGGCGAAGATGGCCATGGAATATATTGAAGTCGATGCCGCTGTCATTCCCATGCTCGACGCCAAGGCGCAGGCGACGCTCTACCAGACCCAGCAGGAGGAGAGCGACAACTCGCCGCTCAACATCGCGCCGAATATCGGCCCGTACACGAGGTAACGCCATGCCAGTCTTCCTCGACACGCGCGGCAATTCCACCATCGCCATCGCGATCTGCGGCCGGTGCAGCCGCAAGTTTCCGTATGATGAGCTGATGCCGGACCCCAACTACCCCGGCTTGCGCGTCTGCAAGGACGACCTCGACGAATACGACCCCTACAGGCTCCCGGCTCGGCAGACGGAGAATATCGCTCTCCGCTTTCCGCGCCCAGACACACCGCTGGGGCCGTAACGATGCAAGGGAGCAGCTTTAGACCACTACGGCAGCAGGGTCGCTCCACCTTGCCGTGTGGCGGCGTCGGCGTGACCTCCTCCCTCCCCGAGCGCCGGCGCCGTTACACAATAGGGACTTAGAATATGGCTACGATAAAAATAAGTGAACTCTCCGCAGCCACTACCCCACTCACCGGGGATGAGCTGCTTGAGTTGTCACAACTCTCTGGTGGGATTTACGGAAGCGTGCAGGCCGAGGCTGCGGACGTTGCGTTCGCGGGTGCTAAATACGGCGCGTTTCATGACGTGACCGACCAGACGGGCAGCGTCAGTGCCGCGACCGCTGTGAAGTTCGGTACGAACGACATCAACACCAAGGGCGTCACTGTCGTCTCTTCGGGGGGCAACGCCACCCGCATCACCTACGCCGTAGCGGGCACCTACATACTGGCACCCAGCATCCAGATCGCGAATTCCGACGCCAACGACCACAACGTTACGTTCTGGCTCAGGAAGAACGGCACTAACATAGCGGCTAGTTCTACAGTTATTACCGTTCCCAAGGCCGCAGATGGCGGCAACGCATTCTTCGGCTCTGTTTTCTACATTACGGTCACGGCGGGGCAGTATATTGAAATTATGTGGCTGCCTGAAAGCGTATTAGTCACTCTGGATTACACGGCGGCGGGTGCGATCGCGCCCAGCACCCCGTCGGCCATCGTCGTCACCGAAAGGATTGACCTGTGATTGAACAACTGATCGCGCGGGTCTTCTACGCCCGCAACTTTGCTCACTTTGAGCATTGGCGCGCCAAGGGTGACGGCAGCTTTGCCAAGCACTCTGCGCTAGGCAGCTTTTATGACGACATCATTGACGCCCTCGACCCGCTTGTTGAGGCGTATCAGGGTGCGTTTGAGATTATCGGAAACATACCCGCGCCCGACACGAGCCAGAGCAACATCCTCAAACTACTTGAAGCAGATGCTGAGTGGATTGAAGAAAACCACGAAAGCGTGTGCCAAGGAAACCGTGCGCTGGCCAACCTGCTTGACACTGTCACTGGCACTTACCTCTCCGCCATCTACAAACTGCGGAACTTGAGGTGAGTGTCTTGGACTACCAGTTTCTGTTCAACATTGTCTTCGGCGTGGCGGGCTTTCTCGGAGGGTGGGTCTTGAACAATCTTTCCAAAGCCATTGAGCGCCTTGATGTTGATGTGCGCGCCATGCCGCACACCTATGTCTCCAAAGACGACTGGCGCGAGGCCATGAAAGAGATGAAGGACGAGATGAGCCGGGGCTTCGACAAGATCGACGACACACTCAAGACGATCTTCAAGAAGCTGGATTACAAAGAGGACAAGTCTCGGTGAAGTTCCAGCCCATCGATGCTTGGATGCGCGAATGGTGGCGTCGGTGGTCGATGTGGCTTAACGCCATCGGAATGCTGTTTGTGCCTGCGAGGCTGGCTGCGCAACCCAAGCTACACCGGGAGTTGTGACATGGATATTCTCGGCAAGCTCTCCCAGTATTTTGTCAGAGATGAAACGGCGGGTTATGCGCGACCGGTTGAGCCGCCGCACGTTCTCCCTATGGAGAAGTTTTCTCCCCCGCGACGAAAGCGCCTCGCAGCCGTTGTTGGCGCGCTTGTTATCGCTGGGTTGATTATTGTTGTTGCGCAGCGGGAAGGCAAGAGCAACGAGCCAGACCGCGACACCGCTAACTGCGAAGAGTGTTTTACCAAACATCGGGTGGCGGTGGAAGCGTACCCTAAGAAATGATATGAGGCCCTGATGGCTACCACAATGACCTTCGCGACGCTAAAGCAAGACGTGCAGCGCTATCTTGAGCGCGGCGCGACCTTGGCATCGGACCCTATTGTCTACGAGCAGATACCGCGCCTGATTAACATCGCAGAGCGGCGGATTGCTCGTGAACTCAAGGTTCAGGGCTTCATCAACGTCGTAACCTCTACTCTGACTACTAACCAGTCGGTCTACGACAAGCCCGACAGGTGGCGCGACACGGTGTCGATCAACATCGGCGTTGGAGCTAACAACGCCCAGCGCAAGACCCTGTTCACCCGTGACTACGAGTACTCGCGGTCTTACTGGCCCGACGAGAGCCAGACCGACGAGCCTATTTTCTACTCAGACTACGACTACTCGCACTGGCTCATAACGCCGACGCCGGATGCCAACTACCCTGTCGAAATTCTGTATTACGAATTGCCGCCGCTGCTGGACGATGTGAACCAGACCAACTGGCTGACCGAATACGCCCCGCAGCTTCTGCTCTATGGTACGCTGGTTGAGGCGACGCCGTTCCTGAAGAACGATGAGCGCATCGCTACGTGGCAGCAATACTATGACCGCGCGGCGGCCATGCTCAACGGCGAAGACCTCGCCAAGATACTTGACCGCTCCGCCGTAAGGAAAGAAGCATGAGCTACACACAAGTCTTTGGCGGCACGACTATATACCCGTCGGATGTGTCCTACCTTCCCATCGCGTTGAGTGCGAACGCGACGCTTGAGTGGCCGCTGGAAAGCAACGACCCCACCAATCCTGCGGCGCGGATCATCGATGTCACGGCCACCGGCACCTACAGCGTAAGCCTGCCCGACGCGACGCAGACCGGCGCGGGGCAGACGATCCTGTTCAACAATCTCGGCGCAAGCACGCACTCCTTCTACGTCAAGGACTATGCGGGCAACACTCTTGCCACCGTCGCTGTGGGTGAACAGTGGCAGGTATACCTCGCCGCCACAACGACCGCCGCCGGAACGTGGCGGGTGTTTCGCTATGGCGCCTCAACGGCAACTGTGCAGCCGTCTGCCCTCGCCGGATACGGCCTGACCGTCACGTCCAATACGCTGTCGCAAGCAACGCCAGTGACCACGTTCAACAGTAGCCCGCGCACGCTGCTTGTCACTGATCGCGCGAGCGCCATGGTCTGGACCGGCACGGGAGCAGGAACGCTTAACCTGCCGACTGCGGTCAACGCCGGAAACAACTTCTTCTTCGCTGTCCGCAACAGCGGCGGCGGCGACTTGACCGTAGACGCGGCGGGCAGCGAGACGATCGACGATACGTCCACGCTGGTTATGCGCCCCGGAGAAAGCGCCACCCTCATTACTGACGGACTTGAGTGGTACACCGTGGGCTTGGGCCAAGAGGCCGTATTTGCCTTCGACTACACCTCGATCACCGTCACGGGCGGCACGTACACGCTGGCGGGCAGCGAGCTTAACCGCATCGCCTACCAGTTTGTGGGTGTTCTCACTGCGGACCAATACATCGTTGTACCCTCGACCGTGCAGCAATACTGGGTTGATAACGCCACGACCGGCGCTTACGCCTTCTATCTCCAGACCGCGAGCGGAACGCCCGTGGCGGTTACGCAAGGCGCTCGTGGCATCTACTACTGCAACGGCGCAAACGTAGTGGATGCCGATACGGCAACCGTTTCGCTCCCCATTAGCGCCGCTAACGGCGGCACCGGCATTACATCTTATAGCATCGGCGACCTGCTCTACGCCTCGGGCGCGACAACTTTGTCAAAGCTGTCTGATGTCGCAGTTGGAAACGCCTTGATCTCTGGCGGCGTGGGCGTCGCCCCTGCGTGGGGTAAAATCGCCTTGACTACGCACGTAAGTGGTATCTTGCCGATTGCAAATGGCGGCACAGGAACTGCGTATGGTGTTGATGGCGGCACTTTCTAATGGCTGAGAGTGTAGTCCAGATCAGATCGCAGCCCGGCATCAAACGGGACGGCACCAAGTTCGAGGGTGACCAGTACGTTGACGGCCAGTGGGTGCGTTTTCAGCGCGGATTGCCGCGCAAGATCGGCGGCTACCGTTCGATAAACAAGTACCTGATCGGCGTCGCACGCACGCTGCTGGAGTACACGCAAGACAATCTGACCTACATACACGCCGGGTCGGCCAATCGAGTTGAGCGTTTCTACATAGACGGCAACTACAACACCAGCATCATATCAAACCGCACACCGACTTCTGGCTTCACGACCGACGACCGCAACCTGTGGCAGTTTGACGTGGCTTACGATACGGGCAATGGCAACCAGATCGTCGCGCAAGTCGCGCCCAACCTTGAGTGCATCTGCAACAGCGAAGGCGGCGAGCTGTTTATCGGCGACTTGCTGGGTACCGGCGCGCTGACGGAAGTCACTAACGTCCCCGCAGGTTTCAATTGCACCGGAGGCGTCGTGGTTTTGCCTCCATACACTTTTGCCTTTGGCAGCGACGGCTACGTCGCGTGGTCGGTGCCGAACACGCCGGATGATTTTACAGGCTCAGGGGCCGGTTTTGCTAACGTCACTGGGCAGAAGATCATCCGAGGAATGCCGCTGCGCGGCGGTCCGGGTAACAGTCCCTCCGGCTTGTTTTGGTCGGCCAATGCGCTCATCCGTGGGTCATACATCGGCGGCACTGGTCCGGTGTTCCAGTTCGACACGATCAGCAGCCAGAGTTCCATCATGTCTGCGGCGTGCGTGATTGAGTATGATGGCATTTTCTACTGGGTCGGCACAGACCGCTTCCTGATGTTCAACGGCGTCGTCCGTGAGATTGAGAACAACTTCAACATCAACTTCTTTTTTGACAACATCAATATGGCCTACCGGCAGAAGGTCTTCGCGATAAAGGTTCCCCGGTACGGCGAGATTTGGTGGTGCTTTCCCAAAGACGACAGCACCGAGCCGAACCACGCCGTCATTTACAATGTCCGCGAGAATACGTGGTATGACACTGCGCTTCCCAATAACGGACGCAGTGCCGGTGTGTTTCCAGCGGTGTTCCGTAAGCCGCTCATGGCAGGCAGCGACCCCTACCTCACGCCGGATACTACTCGCATCACTGAGGACGGAGATTACATCCGCGTCACAGAAGACGGGCAGGATTATCGCGTCACTGAGGACAGCGGCGAGCCGCGCTACAAGTTCTGGGTCCACGAAGTCGGCACGGACGAGATCGATGGTATTATCGAAAATCCGGTCCAGAGCTATTTTGAGACGGCGGACTTGTCGCTTCCGGTGACTTCGCAGCAGAACAACGCCCTGCAAGTGCTGCTCATGGAGCCGGATTTCGTGCAGTCAGGGCCGCTTACAGTGCAGGTGCGGGGCCGCGCCAACGCCCGCGCGCAGGAAGTCAACGGCGATATCATGACGATACCCGAGACGGCCTCGACGCCGCAAGAGCAAGTCGTATTCTTCAAGACGCAGCGGCGTGAGTTGCGCTTCCGTTTTGAGAGTAACTGCATAGGCGGCGACTACCAGATGGGCTTGGTATTGGCCCACGTGCAGCCCGGTGATGGCACGGTCCTCGGCTGATGGCGCGCGGTGCAGTAAACCCGTTCAGCATGACTTGGCAGCAGTGGGCCGATGCTGCTATACTGAACCTCAATGACAGTTACGCCCTCGGCAGAGCCGGAGGCGAGGATATGTGGCAAGATTGGGCTACGGGGCTAGTACGCGCGCCGGGATTTGCGCAGCGCACCCTTCCTGATCCTTATCAGTTTTCGGATTGGCGCGAGTGGGCCATGCGCGTGTTTCCGATGCTCGAGGGTGCGGATTGATGGACGAGTACTATATCCCCGGCTTCACTGACTACTTGTCCAGCAGTGTCTCGCCAACGGCTCTTTCGGCAGGCGCTCCTGCGCCCCAGACCCTGTCGGGTATGCTTTCGCAACTCGATCAGCTTGAGCGGGGCCGGTACGCCAAGCCGATCGCAGGTGAGACGGCCAGCGGGCTCACCACGATGGACGGCCTGCCGGGCCTGCAGTTCATCACCAACAAGGGCAAGGCGGCGAGCGTCAAGGCCAACCGCAGCGGCTTCGTGCCATACGTCGAGGGCGCAGAGTACCGCCTGACCAACGAGCGCAAGAAGCAGTACGGCATTGCCGCGAGCGGTGTCGGTGAGGAGGGCCTCCAGAGCGTCTATAACACCGCGCGCAATCTTTCCGCGACACAGGGCAAGAAGGCCGACTGGGTCGTCGAGATGAAAGACCCGGCGAGCGGCCAGTGGGCCAAGGTCGCCGACGACGATCCGAAGACCAACCCCATCAAGGTTGCAGGGAAGGTCATCGGCACGGCGCTGCCGATCGCCGTCAGTCTGATCCCCGGCCTTCAATTCGCAGGTCCGGTGCTCTCCTCGGCTCTGGCCGGGGGAGCCGGAGCGGCTCTCGCGGGTCGCGATCCGCTAAAGGGCGCGGTCATGGGCGGCCTGTCAGCGGCGGGCGGTCAGGTAATCGGCGGAGCGCTACAGTCAGGCGGGGCTTTGGGCACCAATCTCGCGGCAAACGCAGCCCGCGCCGTAGGCACTGGCGTCGGCTCGTTTGCCGGCGGCCTTGCTACTGGCCAGAACTTGCAGAACGCCGCTCTCGGCGGCCTCGCGGCGGGCGGCCTGTCGTACCTTGGCGGCGAGATATTCAAGCCGGGAAGTCCGGGCGCTACGCCCGAAACGCCGGGCGATCTAGCAGCCTCATTTGATAAGGCATTCGCCGTCGCGCCGAATGCTGGAACCGCCAGTATCGCTCCTACGGTAGGTAGCGGCGGGGAGATCGTGGTTACAGCACCTCGGTTTTCACCTAATTTCGGAACAGTTCCGATAAACATCAATAACCTCGGCGGCGTTCGTGACTACAGCGCTCAGCAGGAACCCGCGCGGCAAGAAGATAATGTCGTCAATGGTGTTGACCAGACAACCGGGGAGATCGTCGCCGTTGCTCCCACGACGACACCAACCTTTTCGCTTGATCTCAGCAACCTTGGCTTTGACCCCGCCACGCAGAAGACCGTTGAGGATTACGCAAAGAAGAACCTGACCGAAGAGCAGAAGAAGGGCCTGACGACCGCCGACTACATCCGGCTCGCGTCGCTCGCTCTTGGCCTCGGCGGAGACCTCTTCGGAGGTGGTGGCGGAGGCGCGAAAGTCCCCGGCGGCCTCGGCGGCGGGGGCAACCTCGGCTCTGTCTTCAACAAGCCGCTGCCGGCACCGAACATGCCCGGCCTGACAGCAGGAACAGGTGGGCCGCGCGCCCCGACCGATCTTGCCGCAG